GCGGTATCGGTCTCTCGTCAGGCTCGACGATGCGGTCGTCGAGCCAGTGAGCATCGCTGACGCGAAGTCGCACCTCCGCATCGATCCGCAGTTCACCGACGACGACCTGTACATTCAGGGCCTGATCTCGTCGGCAAGGCACTACGTCGAGACCGTGAGCGACAGGACCCTGATTCGGTGCCGGTATCAAATGTCCCTTGACGTGTTTCCGTCTTGGGACATCGAGTTGCCTAGGCCGCCGTTTCTGCCCGGAGGGTCGGTGTCGGTCACCTACGTTCCTTCGGATGGAATTTATACGCCTGTCTCGTACACGGGCTTTCGGCTCGACAGCACGGCTACGCCGGCCGTCATTCGTCCGCCTTGGAACGGCAACTGGCCTACGTGCCGAGGTGCTGAGAACGACGTCGTCGTGACTTGGGATGCCGGGTACGGGGAAGACGGCACGAGAATACCGCCCCCCGCGCGAAACGCGATGCTTCTGATGATCGGAAGCTGGTACGCCAATCGCGAGGCCGTTGTTCAGGGGGGGATGAATCCAGTCCCCATGTCTGTCGAGGCCATGCTCGGGACGATCAACTGGGGGCAGTACAGGTGACCCTAAGGGCCGGAGACCTGCGAGAGTCCGTCACGATTCAGGCTGCCGTGGAGCAGACGAATTCATACGGGGAGTCGACGATTACGTGGGTGAATTTTGCCACGCGGCGTGCCGCGATCGACGGCATTAGCATTCACGAGATGATCGCCGCGCAGGAGCCGCAGACCGTCGGCACCCATCAGGTGCGGTTCCGGTATGTCCCCGGCCTCAAGAACTCCATGCGGCTCGTTTGGTCGAGCCGGTCGCCGGAGAGGACCCTAGACATTCTGTCTGTGAGCGAGAAGAACAACCGCGAAGAGCATCAGCTTGTCTGCAAGGAGCGATTCGCGTGATCATCCTGACAGCCACTGGCATCGACGAGGTGATCAAGTCGCTCGGCGACATCGATAGCGTCCTCGACCGCTCCGGCATCCTCGACTCGCTCGCCGAGGACTTCGCCGACGAGCTTCGCGAGGCCACCCCGCCCGGATACAGCAAGAGGCTGAAGGACTCTGTCGAGCGGACAGAATCCGAAGTCGGCTACGAGCAAGGGGTGGAGACGGCCGGCGACAAGTCTCTGGACTCGGTCACGAGGGTCAGCGTTCGTGGGAGGACCGTTCTGCGAAGGTCTCGATGGGTGCAGCCGGAGGGACTAGAGGAAGTTCTCATGTCGACCGTCGCCAAGTCGGCTGGCGGAAGCGTGCTTAAATTCGAGGAGGCTTTCGTTGGCCGCGCCGGAAAAATGGCTTAGGTCGAGGCTGGCTCAAGCGACGACGGCCGGGATACACCCGGTCCTCGCGGCCCAGAACTCTCCGTTCCCTCTCGTGGTGTACCGCAGAACCGGGACGAAGCGGGAGCGTGGGGTCAATGCAGGGAATTTCGGCGTTCCGGTGGCCACTTTTTCCGTGTCTGTCGTGAGCGAGACCTACACGCAGGCAAAGGACATCGCCGATGCCATCCGGCTGTCCGTCGACAACTTTACGGGCCAATCGGACGGTGCGAGGATACTACTAGCGTCGTTGGTCGGCGAGCAGGACAACATGGAACGTCCGCCCGAGGGCCAGTCGAAACCACTGTACAGGGTCGATCAGGTCTACGAAGTTAGGTTTCACGAAACAGTTTAGGTCCAAGGAGGGACACCATGGCTTTCGAAGGCGGTCAGGGCATTGTTTTCAACTACCCGATTCAGACGAACGCGCAGTACTCGACTTCCCCGCTGAGCTTCACCTGCACCTCGATTGCCGTTTCGAAGAAGGTCAGCGAGATCGACGCCTCGTCGCTCGCCACTTCGAACGGTGCCTTCCGGTCGTATCGCCCGGCCCCCATCCGCGAAGGCGACGAACTGAAGATCGACTTCATCGGCATGGCTATTCCGATGATGACGGCGACGGGTGCGATTACGTGGACGATCGACGGCAGCGGCAGCAACTCTGGCTTCACGTCCAGTATGCCCACCGCAGCCCTCTGCACGTCTTGCGACGTCACGGCCGCCGTCGGCGAGCTTATCAAAGGCTCGGCGACGTTCCGGCTGACCCAGTACTAATTCCGACGGGCCGAATTCGTCGCGAAGGAAGGGGAGAATGCCACTACCCGGCGGGGACCCCGTCTCGTCGCACGGAATAAGGTTTAGCTGGGGCGACAGGACTATGACGGCAACGTCCGTCCAGTTCCAGCAGGCCGCCGCCGCAGAGTACGACGTCACGAGCTTCTCGTCCCGAATCATCGCTGATCCGGGGAATACGTGCCACTTCCTCGTTGTGAAGGAATACGACTACGCGGTCGTAGAGCCGGGTGAAGTCAGCGTGGAGTTTCTCGCGAACACGGGGGTGTTCGCGATGACATCGGACGTGGGCTTCTCGAAGCTCGCGACCTTCGAGCATGTCTCCGAGACGCAGAACGGACTTCTTTCACAGAGTTCTGTCACCTTCAGGATAACCGCGACGGCGTTCCTGACGACCATTTCCCTGAACGCGCAGGTCGGTCAGTACATCAGCGGGAACTGTACGTTTAGGCTCTCTGGCAAGTAGTATGAAAGTACGGGCAAGGAAACCGATAGGAGTCTTTTAAGAGGCAGGCAATGGCATATCTGAGCAAGGCGGCGATTCTGGCGGCGAACGACAAGAAGATGGTCGACGTGGCGGTCGACGAGTGGAAGGACGAGAACGGCAACCCCGGCATGGTCAAGGTGCGGGTGATGACCGGGACCGAGCGGGACCGCTTCGAGGCCGAGTTTGTGGGTGGCAACAAGTCTGTGGACATGGTTCGGGCAAAGCTCGTGGCCAAGTGCCTGTGCGACGAGGACGGCAACCGTCTCTTCACGGAGGCTGAAATCCCGGCCCTCGGCGAGAAGTCTGCCGCCGTCCTCGACAAGCTGTTCACGGTTTGCATGAAGCACAACCGCTTCACGAAGGATGACGTCGAGGAGATGGCGGGAAACTCCTGAGCCGTCCGAGGCGGCGATTCGAGTTTCGTCTGGCGTTAGCCCTCGGGAAGACACACAAGCAACTCCTTGAGGAGTGCGACGCAGAAGAACTAGCTGAGTGGGAGGCCTTCTGGCTGATAGAGCCGTGGGGGGACGAGTGGCGACAAATCGCTCGTCTGACCACGGCTCTCTGCACGGCGTGGGGAAGCAAGAATCTTGAGGAAGAGATGATCATGCCCTCTCACCGCAAACCTCCGCAGTCGGCCGCCCAGATGATCGCCGAACTCTCGAAGATCGGGAGGTTCTAGCGGCATGGCGACGATCGGCAGCATCAAGATCGCGTTCGAGGCGGACATTCAGCAGCTTGAGGCTGGGATTGATCGCGTCTTACAGCGGTTTGATGAATTAAAGAAATCGGTTGGAGACTTTTCGTCGCAGCTAGACTCGGTTTCCGAAAGCACTGTTGCCGTCAGCGTTGAGGCGGACACAACCGAGGTCAAGAAGGCCGCGAAAGAGGTAGAGGAACTGGGGAAGGACATCGAAGCCGAGAGCCCAGTTGTAAGAATCAGGGCAACCGGCTCGATTGGCAAGCAGTTCTTTCAGGAGGCGAAGGCTCAGGCGAAGGAGTACGGCGATTCCTTGGTGGAGTTGTCCAAGGAGGCCGGCAAAGCCGTTAAGACGTCGGCATCCGCCGCGACGGCAATCGGCAGCGTACTCGACGGAACGTCGACGTCGTTGAGCGGGCTGATTGTGGCGGCGGGCCGCGCCGAGAAGGCCGTTCTTGGCTGGAAGGCCGCCATCGCTTCGGCCGCCGTCGCCGCCGGCGCATTTGTGCAGTACTCCGGCGGCATGAGGACGGTGTCGCTTGCGCTTGGCGGGAGCGTGGCTGCTAACGCTAGGCTTTTGGCCGCCATGGGGGCTGCGGCTGGTGGCGCAGCCGCAAGCGTCGCCACTTTTGCTGGACTCATGGCTGTTGCGAGGGTGGCGGCCTCTGGGCTTTCGGAGGAGGCTCAGTCCACTGTGGCAAGGTGGTCGGCCTTGGGTGCCGCAGCCGCAGCAGCGGGAGTCGGCATTAGGGCCTCGGGCATATCGTTTGCGATCGTGTACAAGTCGCTCTCGGAATCGTCGACTGCGGCAGAGTTTTTCGCGAACGCAATGAGGAACGCAACAGCGTCTGCCTCGTCGTTCGCTGTCTCCGCGTCACAGTACATCACGGGATTTCTCAATGTTCTGATTCTGGCGAGGGTCGCGTCTGGCGAGTTCAGACAGTCTCTCGGAAGGATCGGCGCGGAGGCCGAGAGCATCGCCAAGATGGCGGATCGCTTCGGGGCGACCGTAGAGCAGATGCTGATCTTGGATTACGCCGCGAGAGCGGCCAGCGTTGGGATGAGCCAGTTGGCCCGAGCGTCGCAGGCGTTCTTCACCAACGTGAGCAAGGTGAAGATCGGACAGCTTGGGACTGCCGAGGCACAGGAGGCGAAGTTTGCCTTCGACAGACTTGGCGTTTCTATCGAGGACCTTCGGAACAAGTCGCCACAACAGGTGTTCGCGCTGGTGGCCGACAGGCTCGTGTCCGTCAAGGACGCTTCGGACCGCGCGGCCATTGCGTTTGACTTGTTTGGAAGGCAAGCCGTTAACATCCTTCCGGCGCTGAAAGGCCTCAAGGATGCCGAGGCTGATTCTCGGCGGCTGGGAACTACTCTCAGCGGCCTGAACTTCAAGGCGTTTGAGAATGTCGACAACGCATTCGACAGAGCGTCCGAGTCGGCCGCCAACTTTACCGAGGCCATGCTGTCAGGTTTTCTTCCGATCCAGACAGGCGCTGCGAACGTGTTCGCCGACTTGGTGGGCGGCGCAGCCTCGGCCCTTGCGCCGATCCGGGCTCTGGCGGCGGCATTCACGATCCCGTTCCAGCAGTTTCTTGAGGTGGCCGCGAGAGTGGTGAATATCATTCTTCGGCTCGCCGGCGCTGCGGCGTCCGTCGTGACCGCCTTCTTTGACGCCCCGGCTCTGGCTGGGCCGTGGACGGTTCTCGGCGACGCGATCAAAGACGTTTTGGTTCCGATCGAGGCGTTCGTGAGCGCTGTCGAAGACACAGCGAGGGCTCTTTTCTCCGAGCTAAACCCCGCGCTCGCCGAGGGGGCGTCTGTCGCCGAGAAGGCCCTGTATGTCTTGCAGGGCTTCGTGACGGTTGTTGCACTCGGCGGCATATTTAACGCCGTCGGGCAGTCTTTCAACGTGTCTCTCATTCGAGCTTTACAGAGAGGCTGGGCTGTAATAGCCGGCCTGAACTGGTCGACCGCGTTCGGCTACCTGAGGACGGCGATGCGGGTCGTGCTTATCGACTCGGTCAACGCGGCGCAGACGTTTGTCGGAAACTGGATAGCGGCGGGAATCAGAATGATGACTGGGTTTGTCCAGCCATTCATCTCGCAGGTTGCTGTGATCCTGACCGGCAACGCCGCGATAGCCACTTCGGCCATTGTTACGAACACGGCGATCGCAGCCGCGTGGGTGATCGGAACTCTTGGCGTCGCCGCCTTGATCGTTGCCATCATAGCCGTCATCCAGAACTTCGATAGGCTTTACGACTACTTTGCCAACTTTGGCGAAAACGCCGCAAAGCTATTCACGCTCGACGGCCTCGCAGAGGCCGGGCAAGCTGTTGCGGACGCAATTATTGCTGCGTTCAAGTCGGCGTTTAATTACGTCTCCAGTTTCTTTGGGAACCTCGTCCAGAACATCGTCGTTCGCGTTCGCGGAATACCGACCCCCGAGAAGATAGACGCCGCGAAGGCGAATGTTCAGGACGTCATCCAGTCTCGCCGTGGCCAGCAGATGGCCTCCGTTCAGGCGAGGATGGCCATCGCTGACATGGGCTTCGGAACCGTTCCGAAGCCTCCGACAGACGACTACGATGCTCTTGCTGGCTCGCTCGAACGCTCTCGCGGGGATATGATCGGCCTTTCCTTCGAGGCCGCGAAGTTTGGGGAAGTCGGCAGCAAGGCCTTCCTTGCAGCGAAAGCGGACTTTGCCAAGCTGCAACAGGACCTTGCGAACGACAAGCTGGTCGGTCAGGACATCGTCGACGAGAACGGAATCAAGAGGAGCGAGACGGCTCTTGAGACTTTTGAGAGGCGATACAAGGAAATTCAAGACAGGCTAAAAGAAAACATTGGGCTTGCCGATGCGATTTCTCCAGAGCAGCTTCAGAAGTCGGCCGAAGAGATGATCAAGACCGTCGAGGACGTTATGTCTGACGTCCGCAAGGTCAGCAGGGGCAGAGACCTTGGCAGCACCTTCTCTGTTGACCGCTTCTTTCCGACCTCCGACGCAATCAAGGACAGGGCGGTTGAGTTCGCTAGGAGCTACGAGAATGAACTCAAGGGCATCGAGGAGGCACTCCAGAGGGGCGACTACGGCTCCGGTCAGGAAGCCCTCAAGATGGCCGCGAGAGAGCGAGAGAAGGCAAAGGACAAGTTCGACAGGAACCGCGCGAAAATCGACGCTGACGTATCTTTCGCGTCGGAGATTCGCAAGTCTCTGGAAGAAGCGTTTCTCAGTCCGCTCGATAAGTACGAGAAGAAGCTCAAGGAGATCGCCGACAATCAGTCGCTGACGGACGCCGAGAAGGCCCGCGCCACTGCGATGGAACAGAAGCAGATGGTTGAGGGGACGTTCGGCAAGACCGCCGGCCAGTCTCTTCGCGACAAGGAAGACCTTCTTGGCAAAGCAGAGAGGTCTGGCGCTTTCCTGACAACCGAGGGGTCGCCGTCGGCCGCAGCCGCGAGGGCGTCTGCCGAGCGGACAAAGATGGCCATAGAGCAGAGGAAGGCCGCCGGCCTCGACGCGACCCCCGTCCAGCAGTTGAAGGCCGGGCTCGACAGCATAAACGACGCCTTTGGAGTCACCGGCCTGTCGATGCAGGAGATTCAGGCGAAGTTTGCGGGGACACCGGGCAAGCTGGCTGAGTACGAGGAGGCGGTGCGAGCCAACAGGGATGCAGTGCTTAAATCTGTCGGCGTCGAGAAGTCGGCCGTTCAGGTGCGAGAGGAAGCCCGCAGAAAATTGCAGGGGCTCGCGCTTTCAGCCAGCGAGGCTTCGCAGGCAAATCGCGCGATAGCGGACTCTTTTATGTCCGCTCTTGGGATCACGAAGACGCCGTTCGAGCAGTTCTCTGGCGAACTCGACAACATCGCCACTCAGTTCGGCATGGCCGGCGAGCCCCTGAGCAAGGTTCGCGAGTCGCTGAAGGGCAACGCCAACGATTTGGCACTGTTTGACCGTGCAGTGAAGCAGGCCCGCGACAACCTCCTTGCGTCGCTTGGCGTCGAGAAGTCTCCGCAGCAGGTCTTCGAAGAGCAGATGAAGAAGATCGACGAGGCCGTCAACGCCTCGGACCCGGAGAAAAGGATAAGCGGCGACGAGGCCAGCAGGGCGAGGATCGCCGCAGCCAGAAAGCGAGACGAGGCCCTCGGCGCAGACACGGCCAATTCGCGGGCCGCCAAGTTCGCCGAGCAAAGAGCAAAGATCGAGGAGGCGTACGGCAAGGATGGGCAGAAGAACGTGGAGGCGTTTAACGCGGCCATGCGAAACCTTCGAAAGCAGGCTCCCGGTGCTGAGCCGGAGAGCCCAGTTGCTAAGTTCGAGGACCAGCTTAGGGAGCTTCAGTACATGATGGGCTCAGGTGCCTTGAGCCCGCAGGAGTTTTCGCAGCAGAAGCTCAACCTTCAGGCTCAGCTTCAGGAGGACCTCAAGCCGGCTCTGGACAGCACCAAGGCCGATCGTCGCGGCGTCGAGGGGGCCGACGTTCGCTCGAAGGCAGGCGTGGACACGTTCTTCCGCATCCTTCGCGGCAACGACAACCCCAGCCTCAAGGCACAGCTTGAGATCGCAAGGAACACCCGAGTTCTGGCCGAAGCATCCAGAAACCCGGACGCCGCCCCGGTCATCGCTCAGTTGTCGGTACGATAAGAAAGTACGGATATGCCACCACCCTCTCTTCCCGCAGGCGTTGCAGACTGCCGCGAAATCTACCGAGGCATCGGCCGTCAGGCGCAGTTCGGTGACGTTCCGGTCTACACGAGAATTTTTCTGGTTCGCACGACCCAGATGGTTTCTCAGGTCGGGCCGTCTGAAGGTAATCCCAACGGCGACGGGCGGGTCACGATGTACGACATCGGGACGGCTCCGGGGATCGCTTGGCTCGACCCGCACCCGGAGAATGACAACGCTCTGCTCGTCGACTCCAACATCCAGCAGGACGGAGACAGTCCGTTCCACTGGAGACTCACGTTCACGTACAAGTCGGCCACCGAGCTAGTACAGACTCCGTGGGAGAGGCCCGTCCAGTACTCGTTCAGCGGGTCGACCGCCTCGGCCCCCGCGTTCTGGTACTACCCAACGGAAAACAACAACACTCAAAAGAAGATCATCATCAACACGGCCGGCGACCCGATCGGGGGGCTCGACCGGGACGAGGGGGAGTTCACTGTCACGATCACGGCCAACCTTGCACCTCCCAGTAAGACGGCGACTAACTCGGAAGGAACAGTCATCTCCTTTCCGTCTGCCCCGTTCTGGAGCTACGAGAAAGCCCAGAAGTATGTCGGCGCGATCAACTCCGATCAGTGGAGCGGGGGAGCCCCCAAGACTTGGAAGTGCCAGTCCATAACTGCCAACAGGAAGATCGAGGACGTCGGCGGGACGACGTTCGTTTACTGGGAGGTTAATACGACGCTCGCCTACAGGGCAACGACGTGGGACCTTCAGACGTGGGACGTCGGATTCAATGAGATTGTCTCTGGGGCGCGCAGGAAAATCATGGCCGGCTCGGAGCCAGTGAGCGAACCAGCCGCGCTATCGAACGGCAGGGCGAAGCCTCCGGGGCAGGCCCCGGACCTGCTGGCGTTTCGTATCTATCCGATGTATCCGTTCTCCGATGGAACATTCCCGCCGCTCCCGATTGCGTAGGAGAAGATATGCCCGGTCCGACTAGAAGTTTCAGCGGCGTCGACGGATCGAAGGGCATGCCCGTTCAGTTCACGCTCGCCGACGCCGAGCGTATAAACGCGGCCGTCCAACGGGCGGAGACAGGCAGGCGGCAGCCGAAGGGAAGCGTTCTGCCAAAAGCTGGGCCGGGTGGGGCTGTCGCGGTCGGGATTTTCACGGGAAGCTGGTTCAAGGGTGAGTACAAGGCCGTCGGCATGGGGGCGACGTGGACTGCGGCCACGACGAATGTTCTTAACGTGTCCTGCAACGTCGTCGCGTACAGCAGCGCCACGGCGGTGCAGTGCATCGTGATGAACGGGCTGCTTGTCAGCCACGAGTGCGTGTATCCATGAGCGACTGCTGCCAGCCGCAGTACTACACGCTCTACGGCCTTTCGGGCGGAAACGGGCCGGGGCTGCTTGGCAACGGGCCGGGAGAGATACCCGGTCAGTCTGACTGGGTTGAAGTGTCCGGCCCCGCCCTCATTCTGAGCGACGGATCGCTTTGGTGTACTGGGGCGACTCCCGGAGACGGCACTATCAGAAGGGGCAGCCGCGCGAAGGAGTACGTCAAACTTGCGGGAAACGACTGGAAAAAAGTGTTCGCCACGTCGGACACAATCTACGCCCTGAAAAACGACGGCACTCTGTGGGGCTGGGGTTCCAATCGCTTGTCGCTTTTGCTCGAAGACTATCCATTTGACGCAAAGATCGAAGTCCCATCCCTGTCTTTTCGGGCCAAGCTAAGCTCGTCCGTGGAGGGGCTTGTTCATGTTGCGGGAGGGGCCGATGTCGACTCCTACGAGCAGGCCTCTCTCTTCTTATTATTTCCATCAACCGCCACGCCGACGCCGCTCACGCAGCAGCAGATGGACCAGACCACCGTGGAGGTGAAGCAGGTCAAGATCACTGGATCGTCGAGGGGGCTCGACCCCGACTTCAATGGTGACGACGCCGTTGTGGAGCCAGTCTTCGCCTGCACGATCTACGCCACCGACTCGGACGCCGGGATAACCTCCATCGTGATAGAGGACGGAGGGGAAGGCTATTCCTATCCGCCGGACGTGTCTCTGTCCCTGAGCGACGGAGGCATTTGGTACGGCGGCAACCCGCCCCCGCTGAAAGCGGTGATCACGAACGGTGTTGTGACGGCAATCGAGGGCAGGTACTCGCATCTTGTTCATTTCACAGGAGACGTTTCGATCACGCTATCCGGCGGAGACCCGGTGCGGCCTGCTGTTGTGACAAACGAGAGGCGTTCAAGCCGCATGGCGATGCCGAGGCTGGTCTCCGGCGGCTCCGGCTACACGCTTGCAGACGACAGGGAGATCGACGTGAATTTCACGTTCCCCGCCGGCTCCACTCCGTGGACTGGCCCCGTCAGGCTTTTCTCGGGAGTCATTCGCGAGGCGAGCGTCACCGCGATCGAGCTTCTGACGCCACCAAGGCCTGCTGCCGACGCTCCGTCGCGGATTAAGTCCGGCAAGGTGAGGCTCTCGGCTCTAAATATCGGCGATCCCGCGTCGTACGATGAAGCGTACTTCTGGTTCACTGATGGAACCACGGCCAACGCCTACATGTCGGAAGACGGCCAGTGGCTGTACCCAAGCTCGAACGAGTCTGGACACACGGCAGTCCCAAAGGTTGTGATCACGGAAACAGCACCGCCCACGGGAGAGGTGACGGTCGGCCAAGTCGTCGGAAATACGTTTGTCGGAAACATTTTTCTTTCTGTCTTTGGCAAGGACGTTCTTGCCCGGTGGGACGGGCCTCCTTGCGATGGCAAGCAGTTGACGTGGAGCAACGTGCCAGAGGGCATCTCGATGGAAACAAGCGGGGCTTTCATTGCGGGCTACAACTACTGCAAGGGGCAGGTGACAGACATCGAGAAGGTCTACGGAGAGAATCCGCCACCGGCCAGCGGGCTCCCGTGGGGCGATCCTGCTTCTTGGCCCATGCCGGTAATAGGCGGGCAGCATACATATGGGTCTATTGCGGTCACGTACACCCCGACAGACTTCGACCCTCTCGGGCAGTCCATAATAAGCGCCGAGTTCGAGGACGGCCCAAAGTCGATAAGGCCAGAGCCAGTCGTGTTCTTTTTTTCCGAATGCGCCTCGCCGGCGCGCGGCCGAATCATCTACGACGACAAGGGGTATCCCGAGTCCGTCGAAGTTATCGATCCCGGAGCGGGGTTTCGCCGGGAGCCTTCCGCCGACAAAACCGTTTGGATGGGGCCGCTTGAGCCAACCCAGATGCAGTGCGGAGACAAGACATTCGAGGATATTATCTCGTCCTCCTTTCAGGGGACCGGCGGCTCGACATTCTCGTTCGTCGGAACAGACGGCTCGCACTACTACATCTCTTCTGGAAAGCTCTGCAAGGTCCCAGACATGGTCAGGACTTACGTGTCTAGCCCGACGAGCTACGCTGGCATTGGGCTTGTCTTCAATAGGCTTGAAGGCTTCCCGCCGGATTCGATTGCTTCGCTGGGGCTGACGCAGCCGACATTTATTTATAATGCGAATTTAGCTCACGCAGAGGCACACATTAATCGCTTTCTTGGTCGTAGCTACTCGCCGAATCGATTTTTGTTAAATTCGTTCAATGCCCGCTGCTTGGCAGGCCTGTCGTTATCCACTATTTCGTCTCTTTTGGAGCCTCCGCCTATTCCGTACGCGGTGCCTCGGGCCACGAGGCTTTACCCGGCCGCAGTTCGACAGGTTCCACGAGGCTGGACCGTCACGGCTCCAACCCTCGGCGGCGAGGTCGTAGGCGGAAGAGTTCTGGCAGGAACGGACACTCCCGTAACGGACGAAGAGGCGGCAGAGCTTACTTTTGAAGTCGTCGCCCGCAAGTTCAACGGTAGCGTTCAGATGGAGTGGGAGGTGGTGACGGAGACCGTCACGGCGAACGTGTTCGACTTCACCGCGCCGCCGGGTACTCCCCCAGAAGAGTTTCAGTGTCCCAAGAAGTCGATGCGGTTCAAGGACATTTCTGCCTCGTTCAGCGTCGCGGAGACGGGGCAGAGGACGGTGTATCCTTGCAGGAGCGGGGCGTTCAGCGGGGTCTCGTTCTCGCCGCCGAGGCTTGTTGGTTATACGTCAGGGGGATGGGACGTCCTTGGGGATGAGTGCCACAGCTACACGGTAGGCCAAGGAGAGTTTGGGGACCCAAAGGCAGAGTTCCTGAACACACCTGATTACAGCGGGTTCCAGAGGCTGTTCGACGCGACTATCTACGACTTCGACGAAGACAGAATAGCGGAGGAGTGCGGCTATTTTCCAGAGGACTACGACGGCTTCAAGCATATAGGTACGGAGATTACAGGCATAACGCCTGCGAGTTACGGCGGATACGGCGAGTACTCGTACCGAACTGCGGCCAACGAACTGAAAACACACACCGTGAGCGAAGAGGCCGCCCGCAGCTACGTTGAGAAGGTCAACGAGTACTGCGACATACCCAACTATTTCGGCCCTATCGTGTTTTCCGGGTGGGGAACGAACCCCAACAATCAGCCCGGATTCTTGCCAGTTCCGCAGCCGCAGCCGGGGCTCCCACTTCCCAGCTACTCGCACGTCCCGCAGAGCCTTACCTGCTCCGTCCAATGGACCATCGAGGACAAGTTCGTTTCACCACAAGACGCCGACTGGGGGCCGGCGCTAGGGGATGAAACCATGACATTTCCATCCGCTTGGTCATCTGGCTCTGTGGCGTATTGGCAAGAGGTGGTTAGGGGCATATGGCAGCCGCCCGTTTACCCCGAGGGGACAGTGGACGACGGCGACCGCGGCGCAGGCGAGAAGAGGTGGTGCGACACGATGGGGTTCATTCAGCCGCAGGGGGAGCCCTCGTCTACTAGACCTCTTGGAGCCAGATGGGCAGGCCCTCGTGATTTTAGTCGCGGCGACCCGTTGGTTTTCGGGCTCAAGAGTCGAAGCGTACTGGCGGTGACATCGGGCCAGTGTTCTTTTCTGCCACCTCCGCCTCCACCCCCCCCACCACCCCCGCCGCCGCCGCCGCCGCCGCCGCCACCGCCGCCGCCGCCGCCGCCACCCGACGGTGGCGGCACGTCCAATCTAGACGGCAGCACGACTCCGCCTTCGCCGCCCGACGGCGGCACGTCTGGCGGCGGCACGTCTGGCGGCGGCACGTCTGGCGGCGGCACGTCTGGCGGCGGCACG